AGATCTTATTATCAGATGAAGCCTGACGGTTTAGGCTCTTTGCCTTATTTGCCACCTTATCGGCAATGTCCAGCATAATAGTATAAGCGGACTTTTTATCACGTGTCAAATCGTTTATATGGATTCCGGTAACGTAATAAGTTTTCTTTTCCAAAAACCGAAGCTCATTGGAGGTAATTTTTAGTTTTATTTTCATAACTAATTGATTTAAATGTATTACAGTGATACAAATATATACATATGTATTCAGTATATATCTATAATTATGTTAAAGTTTTGTTATTGTAGTCTTAGGATTTTAACTGGTGCAGTACGGTTCCCAGGCTTACGATGAATGACACCTTTGCGAATGATGCAAACCTTATTATTGAAAGGCTTACCAGAATCCAAATTGAAGCGATACAAGGCCTGTATGGTAGTCTTGACTTCGTGCTTTGGTATCTTGTCAAAGATGGCCGTAATGGAACCAAAATAGTGGTGTTGCCCTTTTCTTGGTCCGTCGTGGAATTCCACGTGGATGATTGTGTTTTTTGTTTTCATTTTATTTTAGAATTTTCTTTGTTATACCCAACATACTTGCCTTGTCCTTGTGATAGGCTTTCATTATTGCCGTAACCTCGGCACATTGAAATAATTCAATCGTTGCCATAGTTTCGATGAATTCCTGATAAAAGCCTTGCACTTCATCTGTCTGGTCTTCCTGCGACTTGATGAAGCTCTTATGCCAGATCGTCATTGGTGTTAGTTCATCGATTACCGACTTACATTTCTTGTGCATATTCTTACCTATCTGTGAAATGGTTGGCAGCTTCATATCGAACTGCTCCAATAGCTGCACGAAGTATTGTCCGGCCAAGATTACCCTGGTTGTTTCACAGCCCATTAAGATGCGAAAGTTCTCTTCGGTCATTTCGTGGATTTCACAACCCTGAAACTGTGGAAGGTTCAATATGGATTGCATTCGAACCTTGTCACGCTCATAATTGGCGTTAAGAATCGTACTGAAGTTTTTATACTTTGAGTTAAAAAACTTGCCTTCGCTGTTTTTAAGGAAGTATAATTTTGGTGATGTGTCCATAATCAAGATACTTTATTTCGTTTATCGAACTCGTCTTTTCCTTGTTCCCACTTCATAAAGAGAATGAATTCGTCAAAGAATTTCTTTTCATCGTCGTTAATATTGGTGTAGGTCTTGCCGTTAATCAGCCACTTACCGTTTACTTTTTCAATTATTATTTTTTCCATTTTGATATAGGTTGATTAAATACTTCTGCGTTTGGATCCTTTACCGAGTTGCAGTATATCGGTAAGGCTTTGGAAGGAATCAACCGGTTGAGTAATTCCTTGTTGTTCTGGGTTATAATCTCTTTAGTGCTCATAAAATAGACTAATGATAAATGATGCCCATAATACTGTGACTATTGCAACGACAGCCCACGTGATGCGCTTTTCGTTATGTGGTGATAGCTTCATTCTTAAATGTTAAAGATTAACTGAACTAAGATTCTGATCGGGAAGTAAGCAGCTATTAATAAGACTGCTTTTAATTGTGTTGATTTTTTCATTTGTTGCGGTTTTAAATGATGTATGTATTACTCTAATACATATGCAAATATATATATATACTTAATACAAATGTAAAATAAAGTGTTAAAATTTCATTATTTGCCAAATTAGCCTTAAACACTATTGCATAACTATTTCATAAGTACACATAAATCAATATAGTATCACAGTAATACTATTTATATTTGTTGTCAATCTGATTATTAACCAAAACATTTGAACACAATGAAAAACATCATTCTCGCATTACTGATCGCAAAATTTGCAGGCGTGCGAAAAGACGGATTGGCGCAATTGGCAGGGGCTTTGGCCACGCAAGCTACAACCGATGAAGAAGCGAACGCATTAGTCGAAAAGTTCACCCCAGATCAGGTGAATGATTTCGTAAAAGACTTTCGCAAAGATGTGGACAAAGAGGTGTCGACTTCGACAAAAACCTTTGAAAGTACACTGAAAGAAAAGTTTGACTTGGTAGAGAAAAAAGGCGACCCGAAACCGGACCCAACAAACCCTACTGACCCGAACCAAATGCCTGCTTGGGCTAAAGCTTTGATTGACCAAAACAAAGCACTTGCAGACAAGATAGGTGGCTTCGAAGGACAAAAAACAAAAGAATCAAGGCTTCAAACACTTGAAGGGAAACTTAAAGACGTTCCGGAAACATTCAAAGCCCAGAAGTTGAAAGACTTTGGCAGAATGAACTTCGATACTGACGATTCCTTCAATGAATACTTGACTGAATTTGAAACAGACATCACGGCTCTTAATCAAGAACTGGCTGACAAAGGACTTTCTGGACACGGCAAACCAATTATGGGCGGCACGAATAAAGAAGGGGTTTCTGCTGGCGTTGCTTCGTTTATAACGAGCAAATCAGAAGACACCAAGGTTCTTTCAGGCAAAGAATTGTAAAACGAATTTTAACTTAAAACATTTAAACAAATGGCTTTAAAAATCACTCGCTCGGCTGACAGCCGTGTCATAAAAGCTATTCTGCACCGTATAGCTGATGTACCAGGGGGCGTAACCGTTTCGGTTGCCGATATTGGTGGTGCTGCTTTGAAAGAAGGCACACCGTTAGCGTATGCCGTTGCAGATGGTATGTACCACGTGTGCAAAACCGCTTTAATCGTAACCGATGCTATTATTAGTGCCGTGGCTTACGATGTAGCAAAAGGATCTCACTTCAAAGTTGGCGATAGATTCGCAACTGAGGGAGCTAATGGCCAGTTAATTACTGCCATCGACAAAACAACCAATGCCGACAAAGATGTTATCACTGTTGGAACCACTCTTGGGGTTGTTATCACTGCCGCTTCAAAAACTGTTGCTTTCCAGTCTAACGCTGGTGACAAAGTTGTGAAGTATGCACCGACTGTAATTGCAGGACAAAATCAAGACGTTGTGGCAAGCGAAAGTTTGTTCACTGATGCTTGGGTATTGGCTGTTGTAAAAACTGGAAACGCACCTTCTGTAAATGCTACAGTAACGGCTACGTTGAAAGGTATTCACTACATCGTTTAATCGTTTAACTCTAAAAACTAAAGAAAATGCAAAAATCATTGATGCAAGGGTTGAATGAGAAAGATATGCAAGCCGTAATTAACACTTACGATTTGAAACCTTACTACTACCCAACGTTATTTCCACTTACAGAAACACCGTTTCTAACTTGGAAAATGCTTGAAGGACAGTCTGGCTTGAAAATAGCTGCTGACCTTGTTAGCCGTGGATCTTCAATCCCGAAAAAAACCCGTGAAGCTATCAGCAGAATTCAGGGTGACATTCCGAAAATCTCAATCGCTCGTGAAAAACAAGAAGATGAGTTAACGGAATACGACATTATGCTTGCAATGGCCAGCAACAACCCAGACCTTAAAGCCTTGGTTGAATTCTGGGCAGAAGATACACAGTACGTTTGGACTGGTGTAGCTGCAAGAGCTGAATGGATGGCTTTGAAACAAATCTCGCTTGGAAAATTGACTTTCACCAATGCTAATAACGCTGGTGTTATCACTGAGTACAACGTGGATTATCAAATCCCTGCTGCTCAAAAAATTGGTGCAAACGTAATTTGGGACACAGTTGCAAGTGCCAAACCATTCTCAAAAGATTTCCCTGCTGCTGTTGCTGCCGGTAAATTATTGGGTGCTACTTACAAGTATGCTTTTATGAGCACTGCAACTTTGGCCAAATTAGTGCAAACTGACGAGGCTATCAAATTGTGTGCTTCTTACTTGTCTAACTTGTCAGGTATGGCTCAAACTCCTGCATTGTCAGACGTGAACCAAATGTTAACTCGTAGAGTTGCATTCAACGGTTTACAAATCATTGAAATCGACCAGGACATCACAATCGAATTGGCAGACGGTAGCCGTGCTACAGGAAACCCATTCGAAGCTGACGTTGTATTATTCTCTGAATCAAAAGTTCTTGGAAAAACACACTGGAAACGTCCAATCGATATGAACCTTCAAAACTCTTCAGCAATGAAAGTAATGAACGGTCATACTTTGATTAAAAAGTATTCCGAAGAAAGCCCAGTGAAAGAAGTAACTGAAGGAATCGCCAACATTTTCCCAGCGTGGAACTTGGCAGGCCGTTCTGTATTGTTACAAACTTCTGCCACAAGCTGGAATAAGTAATAATTGAAAGGGTGTCGAATTCGACACCCTTTTAAAACTCTCACTGAACAATGACAAACTTAGAAGCCCTTTCAGCATCCGTAAACTATCCAATTGAAGCCGTGAAGCTTCAAAAGATACTTATTGATAATGGATTAAATGACTCTGATGTTTACACTGGAATCACAAAAGCTTTCGAGTTGGCCACGGCTGCCGTTTATACTTTGATTGTCACTTCGGCAAATCTTTCCGAAGGCGATTATCAAATATCAGCAACCGATAAAAGCAACCTTATAAAGTTAGCTTCAGGGATATACGAGAAACACGGTGTTGTCAATCCTTTGGCTGGTAATACAATTCGTAACCGTTCAAACTACTGGTAAAATGAATCAATATCCACACTTTCTTTTTGTAAAAACAGTTACAGAAGCTTCGCAAGATGCCGACGGTAATTGGTCAACTGCGACTGAAAGCTGGGTACTTCATTCTATTTGTCGGGAACAATCAAACGGAAAAGGATCTGTTATCAACGGCCAAGATGGAAAAGCAATTGTCTTCGCAGCAGTAGTCCACCTTCCACTATCTTCCGAAAGGATTAAAGAAAATGCCGAGGTGCTTATTTCTGAAACGAGCAGTCCTGACGGATTCGTTCGCATTAAGGGGCAAGTACTAAAGTATGATGTTGGACAACTACACGAAAGATTATGGCTTTAGAACCTAAATTCACGCAAGCCCAGATTAAAGCTCGTATTGATGCTTTTATTCAGGTTATTGAAAAGAGGTCTATTCAACGCTTGCAGTACTTGGGTGAACAATGCGTTACGAAAGCAAGAATAAGTGGTGACTATATGGACCAGACGGGAAACCTTCGTTCATCTATTGGTTACATTGTTTTTAAAAATGGTGTTGCCTTGCACGTATCATTCGAGCAAACAGGTTCAGGATTGAAAGGAACAAATGAGGGTCGTTCAATTGCTATAAAGGCAGGATCTAAGTATAAAGAAGGGATTTGCTTGGTAGTTGTTGCCGGAATGAATTACGCTCTTGCCGTTGAGTCAAGAGGTCGTGACGTTCTAACCTCAACCGAGTTATTTGCAAAACAGGAATTGCCACGTATGCTGGCAGAGTTAAAAAAGAATATCAATTCAGCAATAAGTTAAAATGAAACAGACTTTCGACACGGATGCCTATTTATACGGCATATTAAAAAACACTACAGCGATAACTTCGGCTATCACTGGAAGCGTGTACGCTGGTCAACGTCCTTTGAATTCAGAGCTGGAAGATATTACGATTAACACTATTGCATTGACTCAGGAGTTTGAACCACAGCTTGGAACTTCTAACGTAAACATTCACGTTGCGGACCAATCGGTAACTATCGGAGGCACCGCACAAAAAATGGCCAACAGAACACGTTTGAAAGCAATTTCGGAACTCGTTTTGAACGCTATAAGATTATCAAAAATTACAGGTGTAGGTTTCACAATCGAAAATCAGACGATGATTCAAGAAGCTGAAATCGAACAACACTATGTAAACATCAGAATCAATTGGTTTATTCATTAATTAAAAAAATAAAAAGATTATGGCATTAATCACTTTAGGATTATCGCAAGTCGAAGTTGGCATCGCTTCCACAGTAGGAACAATGCCTGGATCTTTGGCTAAAATCGGTAAAACTTACAAAGACACTTGTAAGTTAGCGCAAGCCACCGCAGAAGTTACCGAACACTTCGAAGAGGGCAAATCAGCACCGGAAGTCCGTAAAAAACAAAAGAAAGTACCTGTACTGTCTTTTTCTATTATGGATCCAGATGCTCAAATGTTAGCCGACTATGTTGGTGGAACAAATACAGCAGGAATCTGGGGTTTCAACGGTGACGAAGTTGTGGCCAACAAAGCTGTTCGTGTAAAAACACAGCAAGGTCACTATATCGACATCCCAAATGCCGATATTGAAGCGGTTATCAATGCCGATTTCAGCGCAAAAGGAATCTTCCTTGTAGATTTTACAATCACGCCAATGGCTGTAACTGCTGGTAAGTCAATCTTGGCTTATGACGGTGCAACTCAATTGGTTGTGACACCGACAACATTGTCGTTCACTTCTGCTGCTGATGCAGTAGGTAAAACAATCACTGCCACTTCAACTGGTAACGTGACTTATGCTGCTGCACCAAGTGACCTTGACTGGATTACCGTGACAAGAGCATTGAAAGTCGTGACTGTTAAAGTTACAGCGAACACCAACTCTGAGGCAAGAACTGCAAATGTGACTGTTACAGCAGACGGAATTTCTGCAATTGTTCCAGTAACACAAGCCGGAGTCTAAACAAGAGTATTTTGACTTAGTAATTGAAGCCTCGGATTTGCAAATTTTCGGGGCTTTTTTTAAAATAATACAATTAAAAACTACCGTAACAAAATGAATGAAGATCAAAATATTAATGCCGAAAAAAGCGAACTGAACTTGCTAATTGACAAGGGTGTGAACTTCGATATTGAACGAACATTTGAAGTTCGTCAAAACGGTTTCTTTGGCCGATTTAAAAAGAGATACACAAAAACAGAAACACTTAAATTCACTATCAAAGAACCTACTTTGGCCGTACTTGATTTGATTTCCTCGGAACAAATTGAACTTAGAATTGACGAAGCCGTGATGTCTTCCGAATCAGGTGTTCAAGAGGCTAAGAAAATGACAGGCAAACACGGTGAAACATTGGCACGTATTGTGGCTTTTGCGGTGCTTGGTCAAGACTACATTAAAACGAAAAAAAACGGTTCAGGGTTCATTTACAAGTACGACGACAAACGACTTGACGAACTTACAGAACTATTCTTTATACATATCAAACCTTCAAAATTGTTACAGTTGGCTATCCTGGTCAATACAATGTCCAATTTGGGGGATTTTACAAACTCTATTCGATTAATGTCAGCCAGCAGGACGACGATGCCGATTCGAGTAGAGGAAAACAACGTGGATTAAACAGTCCATACGGTCGTAGAGGTTCGATTTGCGCCCACTTCGGCTGGACTTGGCACTATCTACACAACGGCATCCCTTGGGCGATTGTACAGCGTATTATGTCCGATTTACCTTCATACGACCACGAAGGAAAAGACAAAGACGAAAAGCTGAAACTTAACAAGGAAAACGCAGGCAGCATAATGAGCTTTATTAACACAATGGGATAAAAGATGAACACAGACAACGGATCATTAGAGTTTGATTTTTACTTGAACAACACCAGACTTCAGCAAACAGCCTTGGAAGCCGAAAGACGAATAAAGGGCGTTTCAGATACTTTCGTCAATGAAGGCAAGAATATGGAAAACAGTTTTGGTGGTGTTGGAACTGCCTTGGCTGCCATTGGTGGCACGGCATTTTTAGGAATGCTGGGAAACAAATTACTTACCGTAAGAGGCGAATTCCAGCAGCTTGACGTTGCTTTTACAACTATGCTTGGAAGTAAGGAAAAGGCCGACCAGTTAATGGCTCAGATTGTTGACACGGCTGCCAAAACACCTTTTACGCTTACCGAAGTTGCACAAGGAGCAAAACAATTGCTTGCCTATCAGGTTGCTGCCGAAGAGGTGAACGATACTGTTATTCGTTTGGGTAATATCTCGGCTGGTGTTTCGGTTCCACTTGGAAGGCTTGTGACAGTTTACGGGCAAGTGAAAGCCAAAGGAAAACTTATGGGCGACGATTTACGACAATTCTCTGAAGCTGGTATTCCAATGATTAGTGAGCTTGCAAAAGTGATGGGAGTTACCGACAGCGAGATTTCAAAAATGGTTGAAAATGGTAAAATTGGATTTCCAGAGGTTCAAAAAGTCATTCAAAACCTGACCGATGAAGGTGGAATGTTTTTCAACTTAATGGAAAAACAATCAAAAACAATCACAGGCCAAATAAGCAATTTAAGCGATGCTTTTGACAGGATGCTTAATACTATTGGTGAAAGTAACGATGGTGTTATTTCAAGTGGTATCTCAGGACTTACAGGCTTAGTTGAAAACTACGAAACCGTTGGTAAAGTGTTATTTGCTTTGGCAGCTACTTATGGAACTTACAAAGCGGCTGTTATAGTTGCAAATGCAGTAAGCGCACTACAAGCTGAAATAGCCTATCAACAAATTCTTGCCAATATTGGAAATACTGGTTCGACGATTACACTTACCACTGCCGAAGGTGTTGCAGCAGTGGCAAAAAGCCGTCTTACAGCAGCTCAACTTGCACTTAACAACTCTATGCTTTCCAACCCTTATGTTTTGGCTATTACGGCTTTGGTTGGGCTTGCAGTGGTAATATACCAAGTTACTTCTGCTCAAACTGAAGCCGAAAAAGCAACAAAGCGTTATAATGATGCAATGGACGAATCGAACAAGAAAATTGACGAGGAAAAAAGCAAATCATCGACTTTAATTTCATTAATAAACGACGAAGGTAACAGCCGTGAATTCCGTAACCAAAAATTAAAAGAATTAATCGCATTAAGCCCAGAACACTTAAACGGGCTTACACTTGATAACATAAAAACCAAAGAAGGAACTATTGCTATAAACGGATATATTGAAGCATTAAGCAAGAAAATAAAAATCCAAAACCTTGAAAAAGAACTTTCGGCAAGTGACGACAGAATAAATAAAGCATCAAGAGGCACTGAAAACCTTGACTGGATTGATAAAGCGAATATTGCCATTTCAACAGCAGTTGGGAACCCTGCATTGGGTGCGATGAAGTCAGTCGAACTGAATGCTAAAAACAATAAAGCCGTTCTTGATGCCGAAAAGGATTTGCAGAAAAAGCTGAAAGAGGAAATCAATAAAGCCACGGGCGGTGATAAAGCACCAGACCCAAAATCACCTATTGTCAAAAATGCAGATTATTGGCAAGACCAGGTAAAGATCGCACAAGACGCACTTAAAAAGCTAGACCCACAAGCAAAAAACTATAATAATGAGCGTAAAAAGTTACTGAATCAAATAGCACAAGGTGAAGCCGAATCAAATAAAATACTTGGTAAAAAAACAAAAGGTGATACTTCGGTAAAAGACAACAAAGACTTCGACAAAGATAAACTTGATGCCCAGAAAAAAGCAATTTCCGAGGAACAATCGCTTATTCGTGACGGCATTGAAACCAAAATCAGGTTGTACGACGATGAATTGAAACAAACTGATTTGTCTTTCACCAAAGAAAAGGAACTTACACAACAAAGGATTGATGCTAAAAAAGAGTTGATTGACTTCGACTTGAAGCAAACGATGAAAGGCATTGACGACGAGGAAAAGGAATTCATTAAAAAAGCCAAAAAAGCTGGTGTTAAAAATCCTGATCTGTCAAGCTTCAAGTCGTTACGTGCAACAGCAGTAAGCAAAGCGAATGCCGATAAAAAAGCCGTTGAGCTTGTCGATACACAAGCTGAAAAAGAAAAGCTAGACGAGCTGCTTGCGAAGTTTCAGGATATGAAACAGAAAATGTTTGATCTTGAAACTGATTATAACAGGGATATTGAAAGGCTTCAAAGTGGTTTGTTAAATGCTAAAACAGATGCCGAAAAAGCCCAAATTCAGCAATCACTTGACGAACGAAAAAAACAATTCTCAAAAGATAGTTCTGCACTTTCAGTTGACGAGTTAATGAAGTCACCTGACTGGTCAAAACTATTTGGGAATCTTGACAACGTTACAACACGTGAGTTAATCAAACTGAAGGATAAAGTTGAAGGTGAGTTCAGTAATATGAATCTTGACCCAAAAGACCTTGAAACTTTACGTCAAAAAATAAATGATATTACAAATATCATCGAACAGCGAAATCCTTTTCTTGCCCTTTCTGAAGCATTAAAAAAATATAAGACAGACCAGTCGTCGGTAAATTTTAAAGAAGTGATGAGTGATGCGTCTGCCGCAATTGACGCAGTAGGACAGGTATTTGATCAAGTTGTAGGATCTCTTGATAAACTCGGTGTTAAAACTACGGAACAAGATAAACAGGTTCTTGGAGATATCAAAGGAATGATGAACGGTACTGCTACCGTAATGAAAGGGCTTGCAGAAGGTAATCCAGTTGATATTATTAAAGGTTCGGTGGAATATATAGTGAGCGCAATTGACCTGATTGCAGGAGCGAAAGATAGGAAGCTTGAAAAGTCTATAAGGAAACATAAAGCCGAAGTTGATGCCTTGAAAGTATCTTATGAAAAATTAGAGCGTGCAATAGACAAAGCCTTGGGTAGTGGACGTTATTCAAGCCAAAAAGCTACGATAGACAATCTTAAAAAACAACAAGCAGAATATGCCGCATTAGCCAAAGCAGAAAATGACAAGAAAAAAACTGATAGCGGAAAAGTACAGGAATACCAGAATAACATTCAGGATAACATTAATGCTATTGAGGACAAGATTGCTAAAATGCGTGAAGATATTCTTGGAATGGATGTTTCATCGGCTGCCAATGATTTGGGAAGTGCTATAATTGACGCTTTTTCTGCAGGTGAAGATGCTGCAGCTGCTTGGGGTGATAAGGTAAACGACATTGTTGGCGATGTGATGCGTAAAATGTTGATCCAAAAACTTGTCGAAGAACCAGTTGGAAATATCATAAACAAGTATATGGCGCAATGGGTTGATAGCGAAGGAAACTTCCTTGGTTTTGATGCTGTTATGAATTCAGCCGTACAGATGGGAAATGAACTTTCGGCAGTCGGACCAGGATTAAGTTCTGCACTCGAAGCCCTTCCAGACGACATCAAGAAATATATTACTGGTGATGTTTCAGGAGCAAACGACAATAAGAAAGCTCTTAGTGGTTCGATTAAAAGCGTTTCGGAAGACACGGCTGGGGTGATTTCAGGGCAAATGAACGCTATGCGTATTAACCAAATTGAATCTATATCAGTGCTTAGAAGTCAGCTTTTAGCCCTGAATCAGATAGTGGTAAACACGGACAATTTAAACGGAATATTAACGGCAATGAACACCCTTGTAAACGGTGGGCGTGCTCACGGACTTTGGTAAAATTTAAGCTTATGAAACTAAATAGCGAACTGGCCAAGATGGCAAAGATACACGGCATTTGCGAAAACTGGCACTTGGAGTTAAAGAACGAAACGGACATAGACAATATGCTAGAAATGTACGTAAAAGGGATTGATTTCTGTTTGTCGAATGACTTCCCGACAAACGATTTTATCCGTAAAAACTTCAAGGGCAAAATGGAATCTCACGGCATCCATTTGGATGAAACACTGAGGGTTATAAGTGAGCCGAAAACAATTGCTTTGGGTAAATGTTCCGGTACAGTTAAGGCAGAAAACTTCGATGTTTGTGAGATATTTATAAAGAATGAATCGGAAGTTACTGTTATGGCAAAAGGAAATTCATTCGTTATGATTGACGTTTTTGACAATGCCAAGGTTCACATTTTTACCTACGATAATGCTAAGGTTTACATTAACAGATACGGTGGCCAAATCACGGAATCTACTAATGAAACCTCGGTTATTAAAATCATTGAAAAGAACAAAAAAACATACTAATTATGGAAGTGATATACAAAATAGACGATATTGATTTACGAGATTACAACGTTTACATTTCGTCCTCTGATGGGCTTTTGAGCCGACCAAAACCGAAAGACAGTCCAACAGTTGACTGGGCTGATTATAACGGCTCGGTTGTGGATCTTACCAAGCGACTATACGAAGCACGTGAGATTGAACTTGACTGCTTCATTAAGGCAGACAGCCAAACTGAATTCGTGGCAAAATGCAACACGTTTTTGGCTTTATTCGATAAGACAGGAACAAGAAGGCTAGAAGTTTATATCGATAACGAAACCACACCAAAACCACTTGTATTCGAAATCTATTTGACCGATAGTGTTGATGTTTCAAAGAAGTGGAATTCAAACTCAATGGTAGGTACTTTCAAGCTAAAATTTAGTGAGCCGGAACCGATTAAAAAGGTTTTGAAATATACACGAACTGCCGATGCCAACAAAACCGTAAGCGTGACTTTTACAAGTGCCAAACTGCTTAACATTTATTGGGGTGACGGTTCACATACCTACGATGCAAGCGGAACAGCCCAAACGATTACGCACGATTACACCAACAACGGCACTTATTACATCGTAGTTACCGGAAACATTGACGAAATCACATCATTAACCACTACAGGCGTTGTCGTATGGAACAAATTATAATTACCCACAGAAACGGATCTACTTTAAAACTAAATTCAAAGGAAAATGTAAGTGCTGTCACAAAGGCTTTGCAAACAGTCGAGTTATTGGGTGCTGATGTCATTGATATATCTGTTCAGTCGGCAAAGAAAATGAATTTCTTACTTGGCGATAAGATCACAGTCATTGGCCGTGACTATACCCTGAACACACCAGCACGTGAAAGGAAAATTTCTGAAAACAATTTTCAGTATGATATGCAGTTTGAAGGGGTTCAATATGACTTATTACGTGCTGCCTTCAACGTGAATATTGACACCACCAGCAACGATATTCAAGATATTAGTGGCGATTCCATTACTGGTGATATAAAGTTGTTTCTCGATGTTCTTGTGGCCAATGCGAACCGTGTTTTTGGAGCAGGAAAATGGGCGGTTGGTACTTATCCGGCAGGAACGAAAACATTGACGTTAAGCTTCAACGATTCCGACAATTGTTTAACCGTGCTTCAATCTTTATGCGGTGAAGATAGCTTTGGAACGGAGTTTAAGATTGCAATTGATGGATCAGGAAACAGAACCATAAATGTTGGCACTATTGGAAACAGTTTTGGCCATACTTTCGAATACGGCAAAGGAAAAGGAATCTACGAATTGACACGTGAGAAACTTTCTTCTTCCAACATCATTACCAGGTTAAATTGCTTCGGTGGTTCAAAGAATATCATCACACCAAAATACCGTGCTTCAAAACTTTGCTTGGCCACTAAATCAAAGTCGCAAAGCTTTATTGAAGATGCTGGTGCCATTGCTACTTATGGAATATGGGAAAGCACAAGGGATTTCGACGATATTTACCCACACCGAACAGGTATTATTTCGTCTTTGGGTGCAACTGTTTTTGAGTTTATTGACAGCTCAATGGATTTCGATTTGAACGAAAAAAACGTCGATGGCACAACGAAATATTTGATGGATGGAACAAGTGCCAAAATCCATTTCAATACCGGAAACCTTGCCGGATATGAATTTGAGGTGACAGCTTACGTACACGCTACAAAGAAGTTCACAATCATAAGCCAGACGGACCAAAACGATTATGTTTTCCCATCAACAACCACGGCAGCGTTTCAGTTCCAAGTTGGTGACGAGTATATAATTTCAGACATTTATATGCCACAGTCATACATCGATACTGCCGAAGCAGAATTGGCCGTGAAAGGTGCTGCATATTTGGCAAAATATAGCCAGCCTTTGGTTCAATATGGATTGACGATTGATAGCAACTATCTTAAAACACAAGTTGGAGCAGACGCACTTTCAAACATCGTATGGGTGGGCGATTTCATCCCAATTAAAGACACAGATTTGGAAGTGGACAAAACTATCAGAGTAAAAGGTTTTACTCGTGATTTGATGCTCGATTATGCCTACCAGTTAACTATTGCCGATTTATCAGTTACCGTGTCAACGATTAACCGTGTTATTTCTGGAATGAATACTATTGACAAGGTTATCAAGATAAACGACCTGAATGATCCAGCTAAGGCAAGACGAAACTGGAAGGATTCACAAGAGGTTTTGAATATGATCTTCGATGTTGAAGGCGATTACTACACTGATAAAATCAAACCGCTTTCTATTGAAACCAATATGCTTTCCGTTGGAGCAAAATCAATGCAGTTTGGACTTGAAGCGATAATATTTCAGCCAAACTATGCGGCTAACAAAAACCGTGTTGTCTATTCTGGTGGAAGCTTAGTACATTATTCGATACTAGATTCAGGCGATAATCCAATTGTATGGACTATCACGGGCGGTGATGTGGTAATAACAACAGACACAGCAAGATATGTATATGCCAAGTGTTCCCGTTCAGGTTCTGGCGGTTCAATCCTGTTTTCCACGGATAAAATAAGTGTTGAAAGCGATGGTGCCTATTACCATTTTCTTATCGGAATTCTGAATTCAGTCGATGCAAATAATACAAGGGCTTTAGCTTTGATGTATGGATTCACAACGGTAAATGGTCGCTTTATTAAAACGGGAAGGATCCAGTCAGCCGATGGAAATACTTATTTCGATTTGGATGCTGGCGAATTTAAAGGGAACTTCAAATTCAGTTCGGGCGAAACAATTCAAACAGCAATCAGTAATTCTGTAAATAATATTCAGATAGGTGGAAGGAATTATATAACAGAAAGTGAGGCCGAAAAGGAGTTTTCAAGCACTCTTGAAATTCCGCTTTCAATGTTTGTTGCTGGCGAAACGATTTCACTTTCTTTTTTCGGAAAATACGCAACTGGTGGAACAGAAAGCTGGTCGTTTTTGGTAAAAAATACAGGTACCGGAACGTCTGGAACAAATTTGCTATACATTCCTGTTAACGAAAATAGTTATACATACAAGTCAGCAACTATCACGCTTCCTGCAACGCTTGATAATTTAAGAATTGTTTGTTCAAATGCTGGGGCTTATGCTTATCACGGATTTTTGAAATTAATCAAGGTCGAAAAAGGTAATAAAGTAACAGATTGGACAGCAGCACCAGAGGACGTTGATGCCAATATAGCATTGACTGATTATTTGAAGGCTGCAATGCAGGCCAATACATCAATTGAAGGTGGTCTTTTAAGTACTACTTTAATTCAGGTTAAAGACGTTGCAGGAAACGTAACAGGTGGACTTTCTGGACTAGCAACTGACAACGTAGTGCTTTTTGGTGGTGGTACTTATGCCGATGCTTTAGCTTCTGCAACTACACCAACGGCTGTTGCCGTTATCGATAGAAAAGACGGTTCAGGACATAGGGCAAAAGGCTCACTACTTTGGGATAAACTCGGAAACTTAACCGTTGGACTTTTCAAAGTTGTTGCAGGTGCAATAACTGGATTCGAAGGACTTTACGAACGCATAAGAATTACGACACAAGCTATAACACCGCTTGCCACGCTTATTGCTGGCGGTTGGATCCGTGAAGCGACAGATTATAGGGTAACAACTATATACGCTGGAACAGTTTACAATAGTTACAGTGACATTCCTTTGGTAGTTCCGGTTACTATTGTTCGTTCGGCTGTTTTGTCGATACCTATTGCCACATCGATAAAGATTTATGCAGGTGGTATTTTAGGATATTTGATTTCGGACACTTCAGGGGTGACAATAAATACAATTAATCAAAAGTTTGAAATTTCGGGGGTTGGTTCATATACTTTATCGCCAGGTGGAAACCAGACAATAGCACTAGCGGCAGGAAGTTACACAATTACATATATTATAGAAGGAACATTCAACGTTACAAAATTCCATTCCGCAATGATAAGTATGTCAAACACTTCGGCCGCTTACGTTGAAGTTCAATCGGTTGCACCTTCAAGAACTGAAATTGGTGGCGACGGATTCTTTTCTTTTTGGTCAACTACACAATATCTTTTCTATGATAAATTAAATGGTTTGAAGATAAAAGGGGCAACCGATATTCCTGGTATTCTAGCAACTGGAAGTATATCGAGTGCAGGAACACATACAAATCGTTGGGGCGCAAAGTCAAGCGCAAGTAATGCCACTTACACGGCAACTGGAATATACGATGTTATTCATTCTGTAGGAGTATCAACATATACGGTAATTCTAACGCCAAGTGTTGATGGATATAGAGCTTCAATTATTTCAAAATCTACAACATCGTTCAGGGTTCAAGTCAGGAATAGTAGCAACACTATTATAGCTGGGTCTTTTGATTATACTATTTTAGGAGTTAATTAATAAAAAAAAGAGCCTATTTAATTGTAGGCTCTTTTTAATTTTATTGAAGGTTTTGGGCTTTCAAGGCCAGCCACTCTTTACCGGTTATCGGATAAAAGACAAACGTATCGTTAAAAATATTGTAAACGGCTTCATTGTCTTGGGCTTCGTATGCCGCTTTAATTCTCGATTCGGCACTTCTCATAATTGAGTTTGGAATATAGCCTATTGTGTCCGATGTTTCCCTTTCGTAAGTATTTAAAATATCCATTGGACCACCTGTTATTGGGTGCATTATTCTTGGAGTTACTTCTTTGGTGACAATATTAATCTTCAAGTATCTGCGCAAAACAAGATCTTCGGCTTCGATAAAATCAGGAACATATTTTCCTTCTTGGTCAATAATGTCTGTTCCCCACATTTTCAACTTAGGTGTTATTGTATCTCGTTGTGGTCCTGAAAAACCTCTTCCGACTGCTTCGTTTCCATAAATTTTATAGTTATAAAATTCGATGTCGCCAACTTGTTTGACCACTTGAAGTGGTGTTAAATAACCGGAAGCCATTTTTGCCTTAGTTGATTTCCAAACAGGAGCTGGATTTAAACTAATTGTGGCACTCGGATCCAACTTGAATATTGAATCATCGTTGTTGGTACAAGATGATAAAACGAATAGCATTGCAGCTAAAAAAATAAAGTAATTTTTCATAATGATTGTTTTTAAAGTTAGTATTACAGTGATACAAATATATACATATATTAAATATAAATGTATTTTAATATGTTAAATTTTAAAATGGTATAAAATTGCTTACAAACTTATGATTTATTTATTCAAAAACGTATCACGCTGATACCGTAATCAGTATTTTTGTTTATAATAAATTCAACCTAAATCATATGAAAACTCAAAACATAACCCTAAAAACCGTATTAGCGGTATTTGTTGTTTTTTTTGGAATGTCGGCTATTGTATTCATCGATATACCTGAAATAGTTTTAGGTGCATTGATAGGTTTTATCAGCGCAATCTTGCAATACTTCTTTGGTTCCAGCACTGGAAGTGCAGCAAAGGACAAGGTAATTCAAGAAATTCAAAACAAATAAAAATGGACGAAAGAAGACCCAAATCTGACTGCATTGAGCACACAATAGATATAAATAATTTAAAGAAGGATATGGAATCGGTAAGGAATCACGAAGCTAAATTTAACCGAACTATTGAAAAAGTATTAGAATCGGTAGAATCTACAAATATTTCAGTTTTAAACATCAACAACGCTTTGGAGCATTTTAAAGATTTACCTGGAAGGGTTCGTAAATTAGAAGACAAGTCAATTGTTTATGACTTAATAAAATTAGGATTGGGCTTGTTGTTCGGGTTTTTAATAAAAGACTATTACGACAAACGAATTGCCGTCAAAGAAGAAAATAATTATACACCACAGACCGAGCAGTCATTTTCACATAAATAATTATGAAAACAACTCAAATAGGAATAGACTTAATTAAACATTTTGAAAGCCTACACGATGGGGATTTATCCGTAATTGGGTTACAGCCTAAAAAATGCCCTGCTGGTATTTGGACAGAAGGTTACGGACGTGCTATGCGTGACAGCAAAGGAAACTTTTTGAAAAGCGATAAAATGCCAAAAGCAACTATCCTTAATATTTTGGATGCTGAAAAGGCTCTTAAAGAAGATTTACAAGTTTTTGAAACTATAGTGATTCGGAAAATAACAAGGCCATTAAAAGAAAATGAGTTCGATGCCTTAGTTTCATTTACCTATAACACTGGCGGATCAAATACTTTGTTTTCGATGGTTAATTCAAACAATCCTCTATTGAAAGCGTGGTGGACGACTCATTATATCACTTCCAAAGGGGTTAAGTTAAACGGGCTAATTGCTAGACGAAAAGCAGAAGCAAAACTATATTTTTTATGAAAACAAATTTTTATCAATCATTAAAAACAATTATTATGAAACTCAAAATTTTTATCACCCAAATCTGGGTATTCCTTACGGGACTTTGGAAAAAAGCAACTGACGAAGTGAAGCAAATCGCACCTATTGCCGTAACAGCCGTGAACGCTCTTAAAAATGTGAACGATTCCTTCGCTGGTGACATTATTGAAACAGTATTGGCAGCTATCATTCCTGGTAAAGCAGACGATGTGGCAATAAATATGATCAGGGCAAAACTTAAACTAATACTGCCAAAGGTTATCATACAGCTAAACATTGCCAATACTATTTCAAATATTCAGGATCCAAATGAACAACTGAAAGCAATCGTCGTGGCCATAAATATGTCGCCAGATGAAACGAAAAACATTTACTATCATTCTTTATGTGTCTTGATACTTCAGAGCCTTGCAGACGGAAAACTGACTTGGAGTGAATCGGTTCAGATTGCTGAATACTACTACACGAACATTTATAAGAAATAATCATATCTTTGCGAAGTTGTTTTCAACGGAGTTGCGGCCGAAAAAGGCAACCAGATTTCCACTGATTTAGGTCAGTGGATTTCGTGCAAAGTGAAGATTGTTTTACCATAAGTGTACCAACATTTTAAAAAAATCACGTAAAAAGTTAACTTATAAGTTAATATAGCGGTCAGACTGCATAATTCATAATCATGAGGTCGGGAGATCATTCCTCCCTCTCGCTACAAAAAAAGAAGCCCGTAAGTAATTGATTCTTACGGGCTTTTTCATTGCTATAAGGTAGTGTCTGAAAATGTCAATTTTGCAAATCAAAGCAAAAATACCTACGTTTGTAACACATTGTTGTACGAAGAGTGTACGGAAAATGGCAACTTTTAAGATATGTGTCTTTGAACATCAAAAGCGAATTGACGGCAAATACCCTGTTTCAATCCGTGTTGGCTGGAAGCGTGGGTACAGCTATATCAAAACCGAGTATTACGTAACCGAGAAGCAAATCAACAAAAAGACTTTCACCCTGAAAGACATCTATATTATCAACGAGCTGAACAAACGTATTACGAAGTTTGAAGATTTGAAGTCACAGAAGCTTGGCCATAGGATCCAAATGTACAGCGTTAAGGAGTTGGCCGAATATTTCGACAGCGAAACAAAGCCTGGAACAGATTCGACAATCAACTTCATCGAATTTTCCCGAAAGCATATTGAAAAGCTGAAAGCACAAGGCAGATCCACAACTGCAATGAGTTTGAGAACCGTTGTCAATTCCATAGTTGACTTTCGTAACGGAAGTGAAAAGATTGCCATTACCGAAATAACAGCCAAGTTCCTGCAGCAGCTTGAAGACTTTTTGAGGACCGAACGTACAATAAAAAGAAAAAACCAGTTCGGTAATTTCGTAACCATAAAGAGAAAAGGTGTTTCAGATATAAGCTTGTTCGATTATATGACCGGAATACGTTTGCTTTTCAATGCTGCAATGGACGAATACAACGACGAGGACAAAGAGGAAATGAGAATTATTCACTATCCTTTCCGAAAGTACAAACTGAAACGTAGGCAGGAAAACGAAAAGCGAAACATTACTAAGGAACAGATTTTGGCCATTCGTGATGCAGAAGTAAAAAAGCTACTTCTGGAACGTGCCATTTTTGCACGTGATATATTTATGCTATCGTTTTATATGGTTGGTGCCAACCTTGCCGACCTTTACGAAATGGACAAGTTTAAAGACGGCCGTATTTCATACGAAAGGAAAAAGACCAGAGGCAGGCGAATGGACAAGGCTTTCATTTCAATAAAAGTAGAACCGGAAGCAATGCCAATTGTCGAGAAATACAAAGACAAAACAGGCCAACGGGTTTTTGACTTTCACAATAGGTACACCAATTCACTCATTTTTAGTTCTAACGTGAATAAGGGATTGAAAAAGGTTGCCAAAGCCTGTAAGATAGATGAACCACTTTCAACGTACTACGCACGCCATTCTTGGGCTACAATTGCACGAAACAAGTGCGAGGTGTCTAAAGACGATGTAGATCTTGCCCTTAACCATATCGACCAGGGCTTGAAGATGGCAGATGCTTACATTGAAAAGGATTGGTCACGGGTTGACAATTCCAATAGGGCAGTTCTGAACTTCCTGAAAGCAAAATGATATTATTAATTACTTTAAAAACCCATATTCGTAAACCTTCGGCTCAATTTTAATTTGCAAAAGTTTCAACTTATTTCGTAGGTTGGTGATTAGTTCCATATAGGTTTCATCTTCACTTCTGCTTTTCATTACCCCTTTATCATTCCTGCATTGAAAATACTCCCTAATGTCATATAACGTAGCATTCACGTTACATTTTGGTTGTGCGTGGTAATATGACCAAAGCATCCTGCCAGCGTTAAATACATTTTGTGCCTCTGGGGAAAATTCCAAGGGGTCCTTCCGGCTCTCTTTAGTTTCGAAAAGATTTACTTTAGGTTTATGATTAAGCTTTCCACTAATAAACGAAGTCATAAAATTACTTTCGAATTTCTCTCTTGAATTTACTTCGTGTTCTGTGAATGGAATCCAGTGATTAACACCGTCGTCTGATTTAATATAGTTGTGACTAAATAAAGTAAAGGTAAAGCAATTGTTTTGAAACTCCTGGTCAATTGTCCATCCTTCATTTGGGAATAAGAATTGATCTCTATCATTTATCCACGTAGCTTTCACGCATAGCCTAACGGCCAGATAAATTGATGTTTCAATTAAGTTATCCTTGAATATTTCGGCACCAGCTTGAATTAATATTTCACGGTCAATACTCGGTAATTGGCTGGACACCTTAATCATAGAACCTTCACCAGTTACCACCCAACCAATATTTAAGTCAGGGAAATGCTGTGCAATCATATCCAACTTATCAGGCTGGATTGAGCTACGAATGGACGTTACATAAGATTCAGATAGCCCAGAAGTTCTACAAAATAATCGAATGCTTATTCCTTTGTATTTGATGTATTCTATAAGTCTTTCTTTTACAGTCATATATATTTATTATTTAAAAATGCATAAATTATCTTTGCAAAAACACGTTATATTGCATAACAATGTTGTATGTTTGTAATCTCATAAATAACAAATGTAATAATTCTAATTACTTAATGAAAGTACAAAATATACTCAATATGAACATTTATTCTTTTCAAAAAGGCTTCAACCAAGTGACGGTTCAAGAAGCCAGAAAACTACGAAACGACTTGAAGGAAGTATTAAAAATCAATTCACGCCCAGCTTGGCTGAATAGGTTACGAGGAAACGTAGAACCTAAAGTCAGCGAAGCCAAGGCAATCGAAGATGTTTTTGCCAAGTATGGTATAAACGAAATCTGGGGGGAATAGTAATGAAAGATGCCGCAACACTTTCAAAACGAGAATACCAGATTGCAGAAATGATCGCTTGGGGTCAACCAAAGAAAATCATTGCCAGCAAGTTATTTATTTCAGAGCGAACAGTCGAGAATCACACAAGGACTATTTATAAAAAAGTCGGTGTTTCTAAAGCAAATGAATTATCAGCGTGGTGGTTCTGCACACGGTACCAGATACCGATAACAGATTCACCGATAATTGAAACGAGTTATATTTTTAACCAAAAATTCAAGATTTCAGATAAATGGCAATGATATTACCACAGACAGAAACCGAATACCGAAACGCTCTTATTGATGCAGCAGAACTTGGAGCAAGAAAAGCACTTGAAGTGGCTGGATTAATAAAACCGTATTTGAAGCTTCGTGAAGCCCAAAGGCTATATGGTAGTTCGGTAGTTAACAGATGGATTTTGGAAGGGCTTGTAAGTGCGATCAAGGACGGAACCAGGAATGCAAGCGTAAGAATTAACAGGGTACAAATTGAAACTGTAGCCAAAACGAGTAACCGTTCAAACTATCTTACTACTGAAGAAAGAAAGTCAGCTTAAACAAATTTTCACAATTATTTAAAAAATAAAACTAAAAACACATACATATTAAATAAAAGTGTATATTTGTATCACAGTAATACGTAATTTTAAAACCGCAACAATTATGAAAAAAGTAAATTTACTTAGTTTGAGCCTTGTAAACTTCAGAGGACATAAGGAACTAAGCGTAGATTTCCATAAGGAAACTACAATTTCTGGCAAGAATGCCACAGGCAAATCAACCGTTTTTGACGGTTTCGTCTGGATGCTCTTCGGTAAAGACCAGTTTGACAGAAAAGATTTTGAGATTATTCCAACCATTGACGGAAAACGCCTTGACCGTGTTGATTCGGAAGTGGCAGCGCTTATCAATATTGACGGAACTGAAACAACATTCAGACGTGTACTTCACCAAAAATGGACACGCAGACGTGGAACAGCCGAAGAGGTTTTTGACGGATGCGAAACGCTATACTATATCAATGATGTTCCCAAAAAAGCTGGCGAATACAAGGCTTTCGTTGACACCATTGCAGACGAAACAGTTTTCAAACTGATAACAAATCCTTCGGCCTTCCTTGCATTACACTGGACGAAACAACGTGAATTCCTTTTCCAAATTGCCGGAACTGTAAGTGATAAAGAGATTGCCAATTCAAACCCAGTATTTGCTTCACTGCTTGAACTGTTAAACGGCAAATCATTAGGTGACTTCAAAAAGGAACTTTCAGCACGCAAGAAAAAGTTGAAAGACGACCTTGAAAATATCCAGCCGAGGATTGATCAGACGACTAAATTAATGCCGGAACAGAAAGACTTCGAAAGTATTGAAGGTGAAATCAATTTAACCGATGATTTAATTACAGGTATTGAATTACAGATTTCGGACAAAGCAGCTGCAATCCGTGGCCAGTATGATGAAATTCAGGAAAAGCAAAAGCAGATTAATTCGCTTAAAACTAAACAGCAGGAAGTTGTGAATTTGGCAACTTCAAAAGCTACGGAAAATAGCTTTGAAGAAACCCAAAAACGCAGGGAATTAGACGACAGAATAAAAAAGGCAAATTCAAACTTAAAAAACGAAGATTTTTATATAACCGAATGTCAAAATAAGCTTGTAAGCGTTAAGGCTAACTTGGAAAAAAATAATATTGATGTTTCAAATCTTCGTACAGAATGGACAATGAAAAGCGCAAAGGAATTAAACTTTGATGATAATACCTTTCATTGCCCAACTTGTAAACGTGAATTTGAATCAGGTGACGTTGAAGCAAAGAAATCTGAAATGTTAGTCAACTTCAAAGCTGATAAGGCTAAAAAATTGGCAGACATTAATACCAAAGGATTAAAACTTAAAGGCGAAATAGAAATTCTAAATACTCAAATCGCAACTATTGAAAAGGAAGCTTCAGAATATAATTTGCTTGCCGAAAATAGCAAAGCCGAGATTGCAAGCCTTACCGAACAACTGAAACAGTTTCACACCATTGAACCTGTAAATATCATCGCTTCCGAGCTTCCAGAATGGCAGGGATTGGATAAAGAAATTAAAGCTATCGAAGCCACTATTTCAGAAGTGAAGCCAGTTGACAATTTAGAACTGAACGCTAAAAAAACCGAACTGGTTACAAAGCGTGACGAACTGAAAAAGGAATTTTCCCAAAAGGATTTGATTGCCAAATACAAAACCGAGATTAAAACACTTGAAAAACAGGGTTCTGAATTGGCACAACAGATAGCAGACTGCGAAAAACAGGAATTCAATATTGACGACTTCAACCGTGTTAAAATTGAAGAGTGTGACATACGTATAAACGGACTTTTCAAAATAGTAAAATTCCAATTATTCGACAAGACAAATGACGGTAACGAGTTCGAAGCTTGTATTCCAACCAATAAGGCTGGCGTGCCTATTGCAGCCACCAACACAGCCGAAAGGATAAACGCAGGTATTGACATTATCAATTCATTATCGAAATTCTACAACGTGGCTGCACCGATTTTCATTGATTCAGCCGAATCAGTAAACGACTTTATTGAAACAGATGCACAAATGGTTCACCTGGTAGTTACCAGAGAAGCCTCATTAACAATTAAATAATTATTCACTTTTTTAAACAATCCGCAACAATGGAAAATCAAAATTTACAAGTATCGAAGACAAGCGAAGTGGCAACATTCAATTTCTTTGACCCAGTTCAATTCGAAACAATGCAGCGTGTCTGCAAACTGTTTTCAAGTTCAGAATTGGTTCCTGATATGTACAGAACTAATCTGGCATTAAAGAATGGCGTGGCTATCAATCCGGAAAACAAGGCAATGGCCAATTGTATGATAGCAATTGAAATGGCACAACGTATCGGGGCTTCGGCTCTTATGATTATGCAGAATATGGTAATCATTTACGGCCGCCCTTCCTGGTCTTCCAAATTCCTTATCGCAACCGTTAACACTTGCGGCCGTTTCAATCCATTACAGTATCGCTTCACCAACCTTGGCCGTTGTGGAAAAGTACCTTATACGGATTATGTTTGGGATGGCCAAAGAAAAGCAGCCGTGACCAAAGAGTTTGATGGAACGCAAATTGACAACATTCAATGTGTTGCCTTCACAACTGCAAAAGGATCTTCCGAGGTTTTGGAATCTTCGCCAATCGATATAAGAATGGCAATACAGGAAGGTTGGTACACTAAGGCAGGTTCAAAATGGCAGACAATGGCACGCCAAATGCTTATTTACCGAACTGCTTCCTTCTGGACCAATGCTTATGCACCGGAGCTTTCAATGGGTATGAAAACAGACGACGAAATAAGGGATATTATTGACATCGATTATGAAGATGTTTCGGATAAAGTAACCCGTGAAAAGTCTGAAAGCGCAAATAAGGAAGTTATCGATATGGAAGTGGAAGCCGAAACAGTTAAGCCGGAACCAGCTAAGAAAGCTGAGCCAGCTGCAAAAGCTGCTGAGCCTGTTTCAACGGATAAAGAAGCAACAACAGAGTTATTCGACAACAACGGAACTGCGCCAACTAAACCAGGCTTTTAATGGAACTTCACATTCTTGGCAGTTCGTCCAAAGGAAATTGTTACATAATTCAAAATGAAACCGAAGCACTCGTTATCGAGTGCGGGGTTTCTTTTAAAGAAGTGAAATATGCTTTGGATTTCAATATCAGCAAGGTTGTAGGGGCTTTGGTAAGTCACGAACACGGTGACCACGCAAAGTATATCAATGACTTTTTAGATGCCAGAATTAATGTTTTTATGTCAGCAGGAACGAATTCAAAACTAAGCTTAAAAAGCAAGTTCCTTCCGTTTTTGCTTACAGATATGAAAAAAATAAAGATTGGCAATTTTTCAGTAATACCGTTCAAAGTGAAACACGATGCAAAAGAGCCATTTGGATTTCTTATTAATCATCCGGAAACTGGAAACGTGCTTTTTGCAACTGACACTTATTTTTTGCCAAACAGGTTCGCCAATTTGAATAACGTTCTTATCGAAGCCAATTACAGAATGGATCTGTTAAAAAGAAACATCGAAGCTGGTAGGGTTCCATCGATACTTCGTGACAGAACGCTTCAAAGTCATATGTCTTTTGAAACGTGCAAAGAAGCCCTATTGGCTAATGATTTATCGCAAGTGAATAACATAATTTTAATCCATTTGAGCGATGGCAACAGTAACGCTGACGAGTTCAGACAAGATATGTTCGAAGCCACAGGAAAGACAATACACATTGCAGATTCAGGAATGATAATTCCATTTAACAAAACACCATTTTAATAATAGCCGAAGGGCAAAAACACAAATATTATGCAAAGAGAATTAGGAAAGGATATTCAGGATCCGAAAAGAAGAGTAGAATTTTTAAAAGACAATTGTGATTCAGTTGAGCAAAAAGGTTATATGAAGAGATTCAAACCAGACCAGTTGCTAAAGATGAAAGAAGAACTTTCAGAAACAGCCATCGAAATCAACGATATTGAAATCGAAAAAAAGTTCGCAATGGAAGGATTCAAATTGAGAATGAAACCATTGATTGAAGACAGATCTTCAATCCTTACTGGACTGAAAAATAAATCAGAACACGTTACCGAGGTTTGTTTCAAGTTTATTGACCCTCAAACACGTGAAGTTGGATTCTACAACGAAGACGGTGAGTTAATCGAAAGCCGTCCTGCTTATGCCGACGAGCTTCAAGGAAGTATCTTTCAAGTAGTACGTGAAACAGGAACAGGAAACTAATTTAAAAAAACTTTAAAAAATTAATATTATGCAAAACGAAAAACTGCAAGTAAATCTTGCCCCTGGAATGTCAAAAGCCGAAATTATTGTAAGGGAAGTAGAGTCAGTGAATGAGCTTCCAATTAAAGCACCTATCAAGTTGGATGTGCGAGGTGTTATCGGTTCAGTACTTGAATTCCTTTCAAAGAGAAAGGACCAGGAAGACCAGATCAACCAAAAGCGTTGCCACATTCTCGTTAACCGTGAAGATATAAGCATCAAACTCGTTTACAACGAAAATGACGAGTATCTTTTTGGAAACATTAAAGGCACACTGGCCGAGCATCCGAAGTTCCTTGAATTCGGAATCAATACTGGAAAGATTTGGACACCTACTGAGTTGGGAATGTTTTTCAAAATGAACCGTGCTTTCTTTTCTGACAAATCAGAGAATATGAAACTGGTTACCGAACTAATGAACTTCACAGCCACGGTAAACAATAGCATCGAACGTTCGGCAAAGGAAAACGGTGACAGAACCGATAAGTTTGCCCAAACAGTAAACAGTAACCTTCCGTCAGCTTTCACGCTTAAAATACCAATTTTCAAAGGTATGCCAGCCGAAACGCTAGAGATCGAAACCTTCGCCAGAGTAGATGGCCGTGACGTGTCATTCATACTTCTTTCGCCTGCAGCAAACCAGACAATGGAAGATATTAGGGATAAGGTAGTGGACAGCCAACTAGAAAAGATAAGGGAAATATGCCCTGATATTGCGATAATTGAGCAGTAAGAATAACCTAAAAACACTGGCCTTCGGGCTGGTGTTAAATTAAAAAATAAATATTTATTTATTTCACAGATAATGACTGAAATATGTTTTATATTTGTACCACAGTAATACGGAAAAGCGGTTTCTTATGACCGCTATTCTTTAACCCGATTTAGTAAAAAAATTAAAAAGAAAAAATTATGATCACAAAATTAGAAGCAACAGTAAAAGCGAACAGGCTATTATTAAGCTATTCCCACGATGATTTGTCAGCAAAGCTTGGTATTACAAAGCCAACATTATATGCTCGCCTAGCAAAGCATAATTGGAAGCTTGGTGAACTTTCTTTAATTGAAAAATTATAGAATACTATGAGCAAACGACTACCATATTTTCAATTTGAACCAGCGGAATGGCTGGCAGGAGATATTATGTTTTGCTCAATTGAATCGCAAGGTGTATATGTCAATTTAATGGCACTATACTGGCAGAAAGATTGTGATTTGACATTAGAGCAGGCAAGGAAAAGGTTAAACAACGAGAAGTGTTTTGACGAGCTTATTTCTGAAAAAATAATAAAGATTGATTCCGGTAAAATTGTCATTGATTTCCTTGTTCGACAATACTCTACAGCTACCGAAAAATCGAGTATAAATTCAGATAACGGACGCAAAGGAGCATTGAAAAGATGGCAAAAAGATAGCCTGGCTATAGCCACCCCATTAAAAAGTGATAGCGAACCGCATAGCGAAACGATAGCATTAAGAGAAGATAAGATAATAGAAGATAAAATAATAGAAGATAAGAGTAAGATGATAAAAGAAAAGTATGATTTCAGAAAACTTTCGTTTTCTGACACACTCAAACCTTATCTTGATGTTTATGGCAAAGATTTTCTAAATGATTTTTATCGATACTGGGCAGAACCAAATAAATCAGGAACAAAATTCAAGCAGGAATTAGAAAAGACTTGGGATTTGGAAAGACGTTTGGAAACTTGGGCGAAAAATGATAAAAGTTTCAGCAAAAGTGCAAGTTCTAGAAAAGAAGATTTGAAATATAAAGATTCAGAAGTATGGAAATAGCAGAAATTCTCAAAAAAATAGCCGACCAAGGGCTTTTTCAGAAAGTAACCAGAATTACTTATCTGCCATACAAGATGGAAATTGCGTTGAAAGTTGTTGAAGCAATTGGAAAAGCACGAAACCAAAAATTTGCAATTGACAATGAAAACCGATTTGTCTTTGAAAACCTGATTCGTTGGGTACACGCTGACCCAGATTTCAAATGTATTGATCCTTCCACTTCATCAATTATTCCAGGCAGACTTGACGCAGGAATATATATTGCCGGAAATACCGGTTCCGGTAAGTCTTGGGCTTTGGAAATTATGTCAGCTTACTGCCTTATCGACAATGTTTGCATAAGTATTGGAGGAAAAAAAAGAGTGCTGCACTGGCCGTGTCATAGAACAGATACAGTTTGTGACGAGTATTCCACTAACGGAATAATTGAAAAGTTTAAAAAAATGCCTGTGATGGCAATTCAAGACCTCGGAGCTGAGCCGTTGGAAAGTATGTATATGGGAAACCGTGTCAACGTCCTGCAGCAGATCCTTGAATACCGAGGTGACCAAACAAATATCTTAACGCTTATATCATCAAATTTACCAATTAACCACGAAACCTTTATAAAACGCTATGAAGACCGTGTATCGAGCCGCTTAAACGAAATGTGTAACTATTATATTTTAAAAGGAAATGATCGAAGAAAACAGCCCTAAACAACATAAAACGTATATCTCTGGCAAAACCAGTGGAATACCAATCGAACACGTACAGCAAAAATTTGACATTGCAGAAGCTTTTATAATCAGCATCGGAATGGTGCCAATCAATCCGATAAAGAACGGACTTACAGAAAAGCACACTAAAAAACAGCACCTTATCAAAGATATTCAGATGCTTTTAAATTCAAATACAATCTTTGTTCTGGATAATTGGATTGATTCAAGCCAATCACGCATCGAAATTAAAATTGCCGAGGAATACGGAATTCCAATAATGTTTGAATCAAATGCCTGCAAGAACATTGGCAAGATTGAAAAGCTTAAAGATGCCATTACCCACGTTATGGGATTGAAGTTTGATGATTTAATTACAAAAAGCAGGACCAAAGAAACATTTTTCGCACGGATGATTATCATCAATTATTGCCGAGAAACTGAAAAAATGTCACTTTATGAGATTGGACAAATTGTCAATCGTGATCATACCACCGTAATGCACGGAATAAAAACATACAGGAACGAAATAAAATATAATTCAGGCTTTCGTGATATTGTTTCGAAAATCGATTCAGTTTTAACCAGATGCGTATCAGAGTGATACTTTCTTTAATTCGAATTAATAAAAAAAATGGTAATACAACAATCAAAAAAATATGAGTGCTTCGAAAACATCATAGGTAACAGAGTTTTAAGTGTTTCAAAAATAGATAAAATATGCAGTGATGTATCAAACGGCTTTAATATGTTGCCTTATTGCCCAATTGTAGTATCTGAAAGTGAACAGGGCTTCTTTCACATCATTGACGGCCAACACCGTTTTGAAGTGAGTAAGAAAACAAATAATCCAGTGTATTATGTAGTTTGCAACACCCTTTCCTTGAAACAAATTGCACAATTGAACTCCCGTGGAGATAAATGGAAAGCAAACGATTTCCTGAACTGCTATATCAACTTAGGAATTGAAGACTATAAAGCTCTAAAATCATTTATGAAAGCTCACGACACCAACATCAAGCTTTCGACTGATTTATTGATGTACAATAAACACACTGAAAAATCTACAGACGATTTTCAGTCAGGTGATTTTAGAGTTAAGTTTTTTGACGAAGCTACTTTCTTAGTAGAGTTAACAGAATCTATTTTCAAACGATATGCCTTCTCACGTGATAGATACCTTATTGGTGCGGTCCAGGCAATAGCTAAAAAAGGCAAATGTGACTTCGAAAAATTAAAACAAAAAATAGGTTCTGCTCCCAATATAATGGACAAACAAGGCGATGTAAAAAACTACATCTATAATATTGAGCGAGTTTACAACCATAAAAATTCAATAAGAGAAGTAATTTATTAAAACCAGAAAATATGAGCAAATTAATGTACGGAAGCCTAGACTTCTCAAAACTGCTAGAATTAGCAAAATCAGGAAACAAAGCCTTTTCAAGAGCTGAAAATGGTAAGATTTATTTAAACCTAAATGTTTGGATAAATGACGAAAAGGACAAGTTTGGCAATGATGCCAGTATACAGACTTCCTTTAAGGATGCTACCAAAGAAGACAAGGTTTATTTTGGTAATCTTAAAATAAGTGAACAACAAGCACCAAAGCCACTTGAAGAAAATAATGCTGAAATTCCTGCCGAAGATGATCTTCCGTTCTAATTATGAAAAAGTATAACAACATCATTGGCATAGACCCCGACTGTGAAAAGTCGGGCGTTGCCTTTTTAGAAACTACCACCAAAAAACTCGAAATATCAAATCTTACTTTTCCACAATTACTTGACTATATGCAATTCGTTAAGAAGCAGCACGACGAAACAGGCCAATCTGTTGTCTTTATCGTAGAAGCAGGTTACTTAAATAAATCGAACTGGCACGTTAATTCAGGCGATAACAGGCGTGTTGCAACTGCCAAGGGTAATTCTACCGGCAGGAACCACGAAGTTGCCAGAAAGATTATTGAAATGGCAAAGCATTACGGCTTAGATGTTATAGAAACAAGGCCACTAAAAAAGATGTGGAAAGGTCCAGATGGCAAAATTACCCACGATGAACTGTCTTTTTTTACGGCAATATCCAGAAGAACAAACCAAGAGGGTAGGGATGGTGCTTTACTGGCTTGGAATTTTGCAGGGTTCCCGATGCGAGTAAGGCCGGTGACAATGGGCAGTTTCTTTAATAAAAAGTAAAAAACTTAATTTTTTTATGATTTAATACATTTATATACAATATATGTGTATATTTGCCACGTATCACAGTGATACTTTTTAATTAAAACCGCAACAAAATGGAAGCAAAAAACACTTATGCAAAGTACACCGCAAATGTATTCGTAGCAAAATGCCCTGAAAGACACGAAAAGGGTGAAAACATCATTTTAGAAACAAAATATGGAAAAGAACACGAGTGCATCGTCTTTAACTTAGTTTTAAGAAAGGACGATTTCTATTATTATTCGATAGTTAGAGCCGATGGATTTAACATTCAAGAGTTTGCAAAGAAAAAAGCCGAGAGATACCTTAACTGGGCGCAAGGTTCAGAAAACAAATCTACTGAATACTGGAAAGCATCACAAGAGGGGAAAGACTTTCTTTCTTTGGGTGAACCAATAAAAATTGGCCACCATTCAGAAAAAAGACACCGTGCACTTATTGAGAGAAATCACAATAGAATGGGAAAATGTATCGAGGAAGGTAAAAAAGCTGAACAACACGAAAGCAAAGCCGAGTATTGGAACAGAAAAACAAACGACATTAATTTATCAATGCCGGAAAGCGTTGAATTTTATGAATACAAAGTTGAAGAGGCTAAAGAAAAACACGAAGGGTTAAAGTCAGGAAAATACGAACGTTCACATTCATATTCTTTGACTTATGCAAAAAAAGCTGTTAATGAAGCTGAAAAAAATCTTGAAATAGCTAAAAGGCTTTGGTCTTAAAAAATAATCTTAAAACCGCAACAAATGAAATCAACAGAAAACTTTAAAAAAGTAATCAGCCAGCACCTCGAAGTGTTGGCTTCCAACGATACTATTTTCGCTGAAACACTAAAAAAGGAAAAGAAAAATATCGATGATTGTGTAAACTACATTCTTACCACTGTTCAGGCTTCTAAATGCAATGGATTCACTGACGATGAAATATTTGGTATGGCAGTTCACTATTACGACGAGGACGATATCATAGTAGGAAAAACGCCTGCCGGAATGCAATACGTTGTAAACCACAAAGCAGAACTTACCGAAGAGGAAATTCAGCAAGCTAAACAGCAAGCAATGGATAAGGTTATAGCAGATGAAAAGGAACGAATCAAAAAGAAAGTCAGTCCAAAAAAAGAGGAACAAAAAGTAGGTATTCAAGCTTCACTTTTCTAATTTATGAGAGCGACAACCAAACTTCAAAGACAGGTAGTTGAGTTAAGTTCTCAACTGCCTAAAATAAGCAAAAGTCAATCGGATTGGGCGTATAAATATTGCCTGGAACATAGAGCCTATGCAACTAAAAACAGGGTGTTATGCTTGGATTGTGGCGAAACATTTGCGCCAGAATTAGTGAGCAGAAAAAAAGCCGTTTGCCCTCATTGCAGCACAAAGCTTCAAGTAAAAGAAGTCAGGAACACCACAGATAAACAAACCAATTATTTTGCCATAACCGAAATAGTGGACGAATTTCAGGTTATTAGAAATTTTGAGATTATAGGCCATTACAAAAAAGGCAATCCGGCAAGATATAATCTTCACGAAATACTGCAATACTGGATAAGGACAGACGGGAAAACAACAATGTATGGATTAAGTCATAATTCAAGTTGGTGTATGGATTCCTGGTCAGGTTCAATGGAAATAAGACAGGAAACAAGGCGATGGGGTGGTGATAAATATGATATTTACGCTCGGCTATATCACCCTGATTCAGAGATAAAAAAGGAATATTCAAAATATGGTATTGATTCCAAACTAAACGGAATCAGTTTTTTAGATGCTATTAAGTTATTGCCTAAATCACCAAAGGCAGAAACCATATTAAAAGAAAAGCAATATTCTATTTTAGGCCAGTGCTTGAACAATAATTATAAAATCAATACCTATTGGAACTCGATTAAAATATGTTTTCGTAACAAATACAAAGTCAGCGATGCTTCAATGTATTTTGATTACCTGGACCTACTTTCCTATTTCAAGAAGGATATGCGAAACGCAAAATATGTGTGCCCTAAAAACTTAAAAGCAGAACACGACCGCTTGATGAAAAAGAAACGTGAAATACTAAGGCTTGAAGCATTAGAACAGGAACGTTTAAAAATCGAGAAACGCCAGCAAAATTTGGAAAAGGCAATTGTGCAATATATTGAACGTAACCAAAAGTTTTTCAATTTGGAATTCAAAAAAGGGAATATCACAATAAATGTTTTACAAAGTGTGGATGAATTCAAGCAAGAAGGCGACGAGTTAGGGCATTGTGTTTACACGAATGAATACTATCTCAAGGAAAAATCATTGATCCTTTCAGCAAAGGTCAACGGAAAGCGAATTGAAACAATCGAAGTTTTGATTCCGGATATGAAAATAGAACAGGCACGAGGAATTAAAAACGAAGCCACAAAACATCATAAAAAAATCATTGATTTGGTTAGCGAAAACTTAAATGAAATCAGGAAAATAGTAATTAGAACAAGGCCAAGAAGTAAAGAAAAAGCAGTAGCATAATAACTTAATCATAAGTTTTAATATCGAAATCGTATCACTCAGGTACGATTTCTTTATTTTTGGTGAAACATAATCGCAACTATGACACCAAAAGACTTTAAGGAATCAAATAAGACACTGGCCAAACCAAATGCGCTGACTGATTCCGAATGTGGCGACCTGAAAGTGTTCACCAATGGCCGTGAGTGTATTTCACTTTGGAGGCCTTCACTAAGGGAAAGGATCTCAATTTTATTCTTTGGCAACATTTGGCTTTCAATTCATTCCGGAGTGACACAACCACCAGTCTGGCTTGATGGAAATAGAACGGTATTCATAAAACAAAAACAGCCTTCAGTTAGGCAAAAACTTAGCTTATTCTTTGAAAAAATGGAAGTTCAAAAACGTAGAATGTTATGAGCAGCAAAGTACAAGAAAAGAAAATATCGTCACTGATACAGGACGATAAGAATTTGAACAAGCACAACCAATACGGTATGCACTTGCTCGAAAAGTCTATTTCTACTCTGGGGCTTGGTCGTTCTATTTTGGTGGACAAAAATAACCGTATTATCGGGGGTAACGGTGTTACAGAAACAGCTGCAAGTCTTGGGCTTGAAGATTGCATTATCGTTGAAACAACCGGCAATCAGTTGGTAGTGGTAAAGCGTACCGATGTTGATTTGGACTCAAAAATGGGTCGTGAACTTGCTTTAGCTGACAATGCCGTGGCTCACGTAAACCTTGATTGGGATCAGCAAGCCGTACAGGAACTTTCAGCCCAATGGGAAATAAAGCCCGAAGATTGGGGCGTGAAATCAGTTGGAGAAAACAATCCAGAAGACGAATGGAATGGAATGCCAGAATATGAAGGTGAAGATAAATCAGGAGTAAAAGACTTGATTATTCATTTTAAATCAATTGAAGACTATATCAATTTCGGGAAACTGATTGATCAAAAACTTTCTGAAAAAACAAAGTCAATTTGGTTTCCAGAAGAAAAAGCAGGATCACAAACTGATCACGTTTACGAAGCTGAAAAGGGCTGAAAAATGGAAAACAAGTACCCAATTCACATTCCAAGTAAAGGTCGTTACAGTAGTAACATTACCGTAAAAGCATTGGAAAGAATGAAGGTCACAAATTACTGGGTAATAGTCGAAGAGCAGGAATTTGATTTGTACCGGAATTCAATAGGGAAGGATCATTTAATCGTATTGGATAAAACGTATCAGGACAAATACCAAACATTGGATGATCTTGGAAATACTAAAAGCAAAGGACCAGGAGCTGCACGGAATTTTGCTTGGGAACTTTCAATCCTAAAAGGCTATGAATGGCACTGGGTAATGGATGATAATATTTTCAGGTTTAGCCGATACAATAAAAACAATTATTACGAAGTGAAGGATCCCGTTTTCTTCTTAATCATGGAAGATTTTTGCAACAGATATGAAAATGTCGCAATGGCTGGTCCAAATTATGAAATGTTTGTCACAAGGAAAGAAAAGCATCCACCATTCGTAATGAATACTCGGATCTATTCTTGTAACCTGATTCGAAATGATGTTCCGTTTCGTTGGCGTGGAAGGTACAATGAGGACACTATTATTTCAATTGATATGTTGAATGCAGGTTGGTGTACAGTTCAGTTTAATGCATTCCTTCAATTCAAAGCTATGACACAAACTGTTAAAGGAGGAAACAATACTGATTTTTATTCGAAAGAAGGAACGCTTCCAAAGTCTAAAATGTTAGTTCACGAATACCCACAGTATGCTCGTTTGTCTTGGAAGTTTGGAAGAGCGCATCATCATGTTGATTATAGCCATTTTAGATTTAATAAACTGAGAAAAAAAAAGGGTGTTCAAATAGTTAATTCCATTAATAATTATGGAATAGAACTCAAAAAAGTTAAATAATATGCCAAAGTATAACAAAAGGATAGTAACAAAGATATGCGACCTGATTAAGAAGGATAGTTATACTATTGCCGAAATATGTGTAAGTGTCGGAATATCAGAACGTTGCTATTATCAATGGCAATCAGATATTGCAGAATTCGCAGTTGCTATACAAAAGGCTAAAGATGAGTTCATTGCGAAAAACTTAATCGAGTGCGAAAGGTCACTTGTCAAGATAATCAAAGGTTACGAATACGAGGAAAAGAAAACGGTTACGGTGGACAATGGGGCAGGACAGCCAAAGATAAAGGAGCAAACGATTACTAAAAAGGTTATTTCACCAAACCTTGGGGCTATTATCCACTTCCAAACGAATAAGGATCCACAGAATTGGAAGAACAGACAGAATACGGAGCTTACAGGCAAGGACGGAAAGGACTTATTTGAGAAGCTAACTGACGAAGAACTGGAATCCAAAATTAAAGAGCTGGAAAAGAAAAATGAAAAATGACCCGAAGTGAGCAGATTGAATATTTAAAAGCATTGGATGAAAGACTGATTCGGGAAAGCCGGAACGGTCTTTTGACGTTTACCAAAGCGACAATGCCGACATTCGATCCTGCTGACTTCCATAAAAGATATTACAACGTTCTTACAGAATTTGCGGACGGAAGCATTAAAAAGCTAATGGTATTTATGCCACCGCAACACGGAAAAAGTGAAGGTTCCACACGTAGGCTGCCAGCCTTTGTTCTTGGTAAAGA